TAGCTCAACAAGTTGCTTCAGGTAAAATAGACCCTGATCTACAAAAGAAAGTAGAAGATATAGCTGATCAATTAAAGATAGTAAGATAACTATCTAAGTTGCATACCACTAAAATCTCCTATCTCAATACAAGCTTGTATAGCTAAATTGAGTTCTTCTTTATCACATTTACCAAAAGATTTACAGTGCTCTACACCATTTTTAACAAAACATAGGCCAGCTTTACGCTTAACTTGTAGTTTTGCTTCTTCAAATGTATAGCCTATTTCATTTGCTATCTCTCTTATCATTGCATGTACCCTTGCTAATTGTGGGTTGCTACCTTTACCATCTTGTACACCTATAAATAATTCTATACGTGCACCCTCCGGCATATCTTTAAGAAACTTATTATACTTAGTTTCAAAGGCTTTTATAGGGAAGTGTAATTTACCTTCCTTTATTGTGGCTTGTACAAATAGCTGATCTTTCATAATATAATCTTACAAGCTAAAGTAACTATAAATAATACAAAGCCTGCACATATCAGTGCAAAGCAACCTTTATATATTTTTTCCATTTTTTCAGGACTGCGTCCTTGATTACTTCTGTATTGTCTTACTTTTTTATTCATAACTATTATTTAAATGTTCTTCTATTATATCTTCTTCTACTCTATCTAGGTCTAAATCATACATTTCAGTTAATAATGGGCTTATATCCACAGTAACTTTATGATCATGTATGTCTGCTAGCACTAGCATAGCTTTGTGTATTGACACAACAGGTCCTGAGCCAGGATGACCTGGATCACCATTAGAGTACGTATGTACTTCTGGTTCTCCTGGTTCATAATCATAATGAAACTCTATTGTTATATCATTATGCTTGTAGTCAAAAGTCATTTGTATCTAAGTGCTTCACCAACAAATATAAATTCTTGTCCACAATGTACACACCTTGCTTCTGTTTCATTACGTTCTAATGATGCATTATAACAATTAGGACACATGTTTGCCTCATCTTTTATGAATTCTTCACATGTTTGTCTAGCCATATCAGCTATCATTGCTTCATGGCTTCCATGGTATTCTTTTTCCATTTGTTCCATAAATATTTCTTTCATTTTTCCCATAATTTTATCTTTTAAGTGGATTATAACGTTTTATTTTATTTTTATCAAAACTACTAATAGCAGCTTCTACCCACTTTACATCTTGGGTTCCTTTATAACATAGTATGTGACATACTGCTGTCTCAGATGGATTAAGTCTAAGTAATCTACCTATTCTTTGAGCAGTTTTCTTTTCATTACCATATGCATGCATAATAATACCTTGTTTTAAATTAGGTATTGTAACACCCTCTGATAACTGTAACACACAGGATAAATGATTAATCCTACCATCAGAGAACAACTCAAGGTTATCCTCTGATTTTGGATTTCCAGAATGATAACTATGCTTACATATTCTGTCTGCTTGTTTTTGAGTATTTGCAAATACAATACACTGTGTATTTATATTCTTTAGTATACTCTTTACATAGCTCTCTTTACTTGTATAGTCCATCAAAGCACGCATTCTCATAATTCTTGCAAATTGTATTTGCTGTTGTGATTGTGCTTCTGCTAATCTAGACGTGACATAGTTATAATCTTTTTCTTCTGTTGTCCACCAATGGCCACCGGCTTTATTTTTCTTTTTTAAAGCAGGTACTTTTGATAGCTCTAATTCATGTATTACTATTTGATAATCATTTAATATATTTGAGTCAGTTGCTTCATCAACACTAAATTCATATTTAATAGGACAGTACTTTTGTACTAACATACCTTTCTCAGTTGTTTTATTCTTTGGTGGTGTACCTGTTAATCCTAAGATTTTACCAACGTAAGGTCCTAAAAATAACTCATGTGAATATTTAAGTGAGTGACATTCATCTAAGTATACTATATCATAATCATTTGGATTATGTTTCTTTAATGATAGATATGTAGTAAATGTTATATGTTTTGTTAACTTTTCTAAATTCATCTTACCTAACTCATCAATCCATGACTGGGCTACTGAGTGTTTTGGTATCACTACCAAGGCTTCTATTAAAGGATTAAAGTTAATCATAAGGTGCTTTATAGCAATTCTTGTTTTACCAACACCCATAGATATACCTAATCCACATCTTTTATTATTTGTAGCAATTGCTAATGCATCTGCCTGTACAGTTTCTCTATTATTCATAAATTATTTTTTGTGATCTCACTAGGATTTGAACCTAGAACCTACAGCTTAGAAGGCTGTTGCTCTATCCAGTTGAGCTATGAGACCATATTACTATGATCTTGAGCCTGAGAATCCTAATTCATAAGATTCAGCTGGATGTTCTTCTATCCACATATGACAGTTTCTACAAACAGATAACCATGTAGTAGTATCTAAATGATACACTCCACGGCCATGTTTGTGATGTACATCTGTGGCATGTAAACTACAGTTATGTATTTTAGCATGACAGATTGGTTTGTCTGTTAAATACTGCTTACGCAATTTGCTATAAGCAGCATTTAATTTTGACATTTTACTTGAGACTTTTTTGATACTCATTTGGTTTAATTGTAAAGAAATTATTAGGTAACAAACCTAGAGACATAAATTTTAGAATCACATCTTCATAATTTATACCTAAGTCTTTAAAAGTCATAGTATTATGATAGTCATCTAATGTCTCTTCAGCTGGTATACTTGCTATATACTGTGCTAATGGAGAGTGTTTAAACGTTTCCCTAAGATAAGAATTTATTTTCTTATTACAAAGTGTTTGTTTCCAAGCATTGATTTCTCTTTGCCCACGCTTCCAAACTTTAGAAATGCGTCTTCTTTTGTCCCAATGTAACTTTTTAACTTCTTCAGGTTTATATACATTAAGACCATGTAATACACGTTTAAACAAAAAGTGTTGGTATGGATTTAACTTACTATATTCAAAGGAGTTAATTAGTGATGGTGGGTGTAACTGATATTCTTCCAGTATACCCAAGTATTGATAACGCTCAATGCGTTTGCTTAAGATTAATTGTTGTTCATTTAATTTTAGTTTTGAAATTTGTTCATGAGATAGCATAGTGTGTTTATTTAAGAAATTAGTTAATGTTTTAGTAGTATAAAAATGAACAAAGGCTGTGATCACAAATAGATTCACATTTAATAACCCTCTGATGGGTTAACCTTTATGCATTCTTTAGAAATCTTTATTAAAGTTCAAAGGTCTCTGCCTCTTCTAGAACTTCTTCTGTTTCTTCTTCTACTACTTCATTACTAACTTCTTCTTTCTCATCAACGTTAATTCCAAAAGCTTGAGCTGATGTAGGCTTAGCACTATTAGCATTTAATATACTAGTAGAACCATTAGCTTCTCTTATATCAGCACCATTAGTGTGCGTCAATAATACATCTCCAGCATTTACATCTGGTGTAAAGAACGTCTTTCTATAAATTGGTTGACCATCTACACAGCATATGATACCTGTATCACCTGCATATTTATAGTCTCTGTCAGGATCATTAGAACTAAATGGCTCTAATTGTTCTCTAACTTGGATTTTACCAGCTAATTTTTGATCAGCTTTCCAATTCATTTCTTGTAAGTCTTCTAACTTACCATGTATTAACGTAGATAGGTTAGAACTTTTAACAAAGCTACTGTTAGTACCAAAGGTTACTCTTTTCTGTTGTAGCCTTACATAGCCAAATTCTGAATTAGTGTTTGACTGGCGGATAACATTTCCCATGTCATCAGCAATGATGTTTACTTGATTTTGCATTTTTAAATTGTTTATGGATTAATAAAATAATTGATTGATGATTTAGCAATCATCTGAATGAAAATATGGGTCATCTAGTTTTTCATAAGCTGTTAGTTCATCTAAAGCTGGTTCATGTTCTTCAATATGCTCTATTGCATCTTCTTGAACTGGTGCTTTAGTGTGTCTAGCAAACCTATTATAAAACGGGTCACCCACTTCCTTAGTATATACAGAACTCAAACCATTAAGATCCTGATACTCTTCATCTGTCAATGAAAGGTATTGTTCTAATGAACACTCAATAATTCTGCCGTTTGGAAGCTGTAATATCATCTTTATTTTATTGAGGTAAAGATAATAATATAACTTGCATTCAGTCAGTCTAATTAAATGTATTTTAATTAATTCTGAAAATAAAAAGCATACATATAGCTAACGTCTTATTTTATTGTTAACTTTCTGCCTACTCTTTTAATATATTTATGTTGTTTTAGCTCTTTTATCCATCTATTTACACTAGATTGACCTGAGTCAAGTTCATCAGCTAATCTACTAATAGATGGCCAACATTCTCTCTCTTTATTTGCATAACAACATAAAACGGCATATAATGCCTTAGCTGATACTGATACAGCTGGATCTGTCATGACTTGGTATTTAACTATACCAAATCTTTTACTATTCTTTATCCATGACATAATCCTTTAGTATTCTCAACATAGCCATGTTGTTATCTAGCTCTTTTACAAGCTCTACATCAACAAGATTATATTTAGTATTCATATATTCACCAAAACCAGTTGGTTTACCTCCTTTTCTATAAAGGTTATACTCATCCTTTATAATTTCTAAATTAATATTAGGCATCTTTCTTGGTTTTAGTGATGTTTTTTAATGATTTAAAGTATCTAATGTGACCTTTACTAATCTTTTTGATTGCCATAGGATTAATGGTTGTCTCATGAAACTTTAAATTCTTTTCTTTATCATGATATAACAGGTTTACTTTTAATGAAGAGTAAAAAGGATTAAACTCCTCAGTACTACTCCAAGATGAATCATCTAAAACTTCAGCATAACATATACCAAGCTCTTCTTCACGCATAAGACCCATGTCAATCATGACATCTTCTTCATACTCTGAACCCTTGTGGTATTTTGGTACTTCCATTTTAACATAATCACCAACCTTTACAGGCTGATATTCTTCTTCTTTAAGTAATAGAGTTGTAATAATCTCTATCTGTGTATCACTTAATTCTCTTAATAGTATACTAAGAGTGCTTTCATAATTTTGTTTCTGTTTAAAACTAGACTGTGATAGTATGTTTTTAAATAGATTATGAATTATTTCTTTATTGATTGAATATGTATCTGACATTTTATTTTTTTTTTAATTATACTAACAGGTGAGCAAACAAGTTATTATGAAAACGAACCCACCTGTATAGTATAATATTAACAAGGCCTAACTACACTAGTATTACTAACTATAATAATACTGGTGTTGTTAGTACCCCACTCATGAGACTTTTTATCTTCCTAACTCTATTGAATAGAACGGTAATATAACTAATATCTTATAACCTTTGTGATGTGTATCTACTATTATACCTATTGCTATACCTGGCACAAATGATCCTGATATAGACGGAAGTATTTTTGTTTTAGACATGAAGGTGTGATAAAACACAGCATTAAGATAGCTAATTAATACTAATGAGATTAACATAATCCAAGTGAGATAACTCTGTACATAGACAGAGTCACCACTTAGAAAATAAACAACACTAATTGTTGTGATGATTGGTAGTACGAAGACAAATATTGTCTTGATAAAGATTTTGAATGCATTTTTCATAATAATTTATTTAAAGTTGAATGATTGTGTCACCACTATTGATGACATCTGAAATTGGTATTGTTATGTAATAGTAGTCATCTTCCCAACCACTTGGGTTAATAAGATACTGTCCATTACTGAATATATAATAGTCTGGATTACTATTAGCTGAATCAAATGACCAAGACAACCATCCATTCATAGAGTGTGGTGGTGGTGTAGTAGCCATGTATATATCAAGATATACCTGATAATTATCTTGTGACCAAGCATGTGATCTAAATGTACCATTAGACTCTTGTCTTTCAAAGTACATAGTGATAGTATCATTTGGGTTTAGCTCAAATAAATTGCATGTTGGTTCTAACTCTTCTTTGACACAAGAAGACAATGATAGGATAAGGCCTATACCTAATAGTAATTGTTTCATAATTTTGGTTTTTATATATTTATTCTGATTAAGGATATTCCGGGTACTATGTCTATTATCCTATAGAGGAAGACAAACATAATACCCTTGTAGTAGTGTTGAGTGTAATAGCTACACTTGTTGTAACGTTAGCTATATTTATACTTATAGCACGTGTAATAATTATTATGTGGTAAAAGGTGGTAATAAGTGGATATAAGACCACCTATTCAGTGTTACACACACATTTAATTAATTATTACCAAGTTTTATTAGTTATTAGTAACAAAACATAGTTAGGGAGCAGATTATAGTAAAGTAGTAGAGCAGATGGCAGTAACTACGCTGCTAATGTGTCCCTTAATTAAAAAACAACCAGGCTTTTACACCTGATTGCTTTTGTTCTCAAACTAGTTGGATGCTTCAACCCATCTTAGGTTGGTTTCTTCACCTGTGTTTAAGTCTACTACTGCATTATCACTCAACTGGAATCCTGGCATTTCATCACCTTGATTTAGTTTTGTTTGCAATGCTTTAATAGTTGGATGTTTAGCACCCATTACTTTGTTTGTTTCAGGGTCTATAAGACTTAGAACTCCAAAGGTTACATTACTACTTGTTCTTAGAGCAGTCTGCATTCCTGCAATCTCTCTCTTTGTACTTGAGATAGGCTTGTCTGTTACAATGATTGTAGCAGTTCCTGTGTTCTCATTGATTCTTAGTTTTCTAAAGAATACACTCATAATTATAAATATTTAATTAAGTTATTGAGGATTACTTACGGGGGTATCCCTGCCTCAATATATAGCTGGGGAGCAGAACCATAGTACATCTCAAGCATGCAAAACACACAACTTTTTGGTGGGGGAAAAAATTTTTTTATATCCGGTGAGACAACATTAGTTGAGTGAACACTTTTATAAAATCTAAAAAATGACTATATTGTTCTTATAGAAGAGTTACTAACTAAATATATACTATGGGAAATTGGGATGATGACTCAGGTGATGAGACAAATGGACTGAGTGAAATAGAACAAATGCAGCTTGATGCAGTGCTATTACAGACAGCTTATAGTAATGCCTGGAAAGTATTGTCCGGCCAAACTACATTTGAAAATATGATGCAGAATCAATTTGATAATGGCGTAGAGTTAATTTTACCGTATGATCCACAACATGGACCCAGAGAAGAAGAGTTAGAAAATATGATTGCATATTACATAGAGACAGAAGAATATGAAAAATGTGGAGTATTAAATAAAATGTTAAAGGAAAAGTATGGCAACTAATGATAGAAGAATAAATTTTATTTTGGATAAAAAGGTACAGCAGACTGCTAATCCATTTAATTACTTTATTAATCAGGCACCCCGTGTAAGAGGTGGACAAAAAGAATTTAGTCATACTGTAGCTAAAAATAAAAAGAATGGCCGTTAAGAAAAAGAAAAAAAGTACCGTAAATAGTTCTGGGAATTATACAAAACCTGGAATGCGTAAAAGATTATTTAATTCAATCAAAGCAGGTGGTAAGGGTGGAGCACCAGGACAATGGTCAGCACGTAAAGCACAAATGTTAGCTAAACGTTATAAAGCTAATGGTGGAGGTTATAAAACAAAGAAATAATGAAAGGAGTAAAACACTATTTAAAAAACGGAACTGAATGGAAAGGTGGTATGCACAAAATGGCCAATGGTAAATTACATACTGGTAAGAAGCATACTAAGACTAGTAAGCCTTTAGTTCATTTCAAAGACTTATCTAAAACAGCTAAACTAAAAGCAAAGAAGTAATGGCTAAGACTAAACAGCAAAAAAGTCTTACTAGATGGACTAAACAGAAGTGGACAACTGCATCAGGAAAGAAAAGTTCTGAGACAGGTGAAGTATATGCTCCAAAAAAGACTATTGCTAAGTTAAAGAGTACTAAAAAAGGTAAAGCTAAACTAGCTGCAGCTAATAAAAAGAAAAGAGCCGCAACAAAAAAAGGTAAACAACATGCTAAACATGGGTTACACAAAGGAAAAAAACGTTAATTTAAAAATAAAAAAATGAGTACAATACTACAAGACATGATGGGCATGTTAAAACAAAAAGGTACAGTTACCCCTAAAGCGGATAATTATATTACAGTAGCTAGGTATCCTAACCCACAAGAGAGATTAAAACCTCAACCTAAGTTACAAACAGAATTAGTTACACTAAGTCAGTTAAAAAAATTTACTGATCAGAAATTAAATGCTATATCAGGAATAGGTGTATCAGCTCATAAAGATGATGCAACAGCAGGGGCTGCTGGAGTTCAAGCTGGTAGTGTATTTCAAACAGACGGTACAGGAGCTGCACCATTAAATGTAGCAGGTATAGTAATGATCAAACAATAGTAATGGCAAAGAAGAAAGATAGTAGACTAGCAAGAGCAGGAGTATCTGGGTTTAACAAACCTAAGAGAACTCCTTCTCACCCTAAAAAATCACACGTAGTTGTGGCTAAGGTGGGTGATAAAGTAAAAACCATTAGATTTGGTGAGCAAGGTGCTAGTACAGCTGGTAAACCTAAATCTGGTGAATCTGCAAAAATGAAAGCTAAAAGAAAATCTTTCAAAGCTAGACACGGTAAGAACATTAAGAAAGGTAAAATGAGTGCTGCTTATTGGGCAGATAAAGTAAAATGGTAATGAGTTATGAAACAGGCAGACTTAATTAAATTAGGATTTAAAAAAATAAGTCCATACAGTATACTAGATTTAGATCTTCCTGATAATGTATTTTATTATGAAAGATCTTTTGGACAGTTAACCTTTTTGTCTGGGGATAACAATGAAGCAGAGATAGACGGATCTTGGTATGTAACTACACCATGTCAGTCTTTAAAATTCCGTAGTTATACAGAGCTTAAAAGCGTAATAGATATATTTATACGTAATAAGGTTTCTGAAATAATTCAATAAACTTTTTTTATTTAAACTAATTTTGTATATCTTTGCTAATATTAATTTAAAATATTAGAAGATGTCAAAAAAAACCAACACAGCTCCACTCAATGAAAAGGATCCTCAAATGAGTAAAGAGGAGATGAACAAACGTAGAGAAGAAATCACTGAATTTTACAAGGATAACATTCCTCATCTTGAGATACAAGCTGATTATGAAATGTTATTGGCTCAAATTGAAAAGTCAAGAGCTGAGCGTATGCAAGCACAAATGTTCATGGCTCAACAATATGCTACACAAAAAGAAGGAGGAGTTGACCCAAACTCTGAAGAAGGTAAAGCTTTTCAAGAAGCAATGGCTCAAGCTGTTAATCCAGAATAGATATGAGGCAGCTGAAGTTAGGAGATAGAGGTTCAGAAGTAAAAACACTACAAACTAAATTGGGTATACTTGTAGATGGACACTTTGGACCAATTACAGAAAAACATGTTGAAAGATTTCAATTAACTATGGAGTTACCTGTAACAGGTATAGTTGATAGTGACTGTTGGGTTATTTTACTTAATGTAGAGAATTTAAATCTAGATGCAACAATTGATGAAGATACAGATATTAATAAACAATATTTTACTACATCATATGATCAAGTAATTCATAAGTATTACCTACCTAAAGGTGAGTATTTAAAAGGACCAATACAAAATGAATATATTTTTTTACATCATACTGCTGGTAATTCTAATCCTTATAGATGTATTGATCATTGGGGTAGAGATACTAGGGGGAGAATAGCCACTGAATTTGTATTGGGTGGGGTTAATCATAGAAATGGTAATGATGACCATGATGGTGTTATGCTACAAGCTTTCCCAAAGGGAGCACAAGGTTGGCATTTAGGTAGAACAGGATCAGGATATATGAACCGTCATTCTGTAGGAATTGAATTATGTAACATGGGTTATTTAGATAGTGACTATAAAACATATGTCAAATCTAAATGTCAGGAAGAACAAGTAGTTGCTTTAGATGAAGCTTTTAAAGGTAAACTTTATTGGCATGCTTACAGTGAAAAACAAATCAAAGAAACAGAAAAATGGATTAGATGGGTGGGGGAAAGAGATGAAATAGATATTAGACTAGGATTAAAACAGTTTATTAAAAAACATGGTCCAACAAAAGGTTTTGATTTTCAAGATGATGCATTCTATGGTAAAGTAAAAGGGTTATTAACACATACTAACGTTAGGAAAGGAAAAATGGACTGTTATCCTCATCCTGATTTTGTAGATATGATAATGAGTTTATAATATGGCAATAGTACAAAAAGTAGAGCTTAAATTACAGACTTCTTTAGATATTACAATGAAGTATCAAATAATAACTTATTGTTTCTTTAAAGATATATTAATAAGTAATTCTGATTTAAAATTTTTAACTGAATTAGCAAAGACTGGTAAAATTGAGTTAACTAAATTTTGTAAGAGTTTAGTAGAAAAGCAAATTTTTAAAAGTCCTCAATCAGCAAGAAATGCTATAACTAAAGCAGAAAAAAAGGAATTATTATTTAAAGAAGGCAATAATAAAAAAACAATTATGCTTAATAAAGATATTAATGTACAGACTGAAGGCGTAGTATTATTGGATTATAAAGTACTTGGGCGTGAATCCAAAGAGTCATAAGGAATTTAGGAAAGACCTAGCTGATAAAGTAGGTGTACATCAATCAGTAGTTGATGATTTTATTGCTTTTTACTATGCTAAAGTAAGAAGTAATTTATCTAGCTTAGTATTTCCTAGAATAAATGTAGATGGGTTAGGTACTTTTTATTTAAGAAAAGGTAAGTTAGATAAAGCAATAAAAAAGAATAAAAGTATATTGGGTAACCTAGCTAAAAGAACATATGTAGGATTTGCTAAAAGTGAGGATATACAAACTAATATTGTTCAAATGGAAAAAGCAATGAAGCAAATGGAACTTGATATTATTAAAAAGAAAAAATTTAGAAGTGAAAAGTAAATGGTCAAAATATTTAGATGTATTTAAAAATATAGATAAAATTGCTGAAGGCATTAAAAATAATACATTTAAAAAAGAACATATTGAAGCAGTTGCTACTGATAGATTTCAGATATGTATCAAGTGTTCTTTGTTTGATGCTAAAGGGGATGATTGTTTAGCTCCTGGTACACAACCTTGCTGTTCAGATTGTGGATGTAGTTTAGCTTTTAAAGTTAGATCATTGTCAAGTGAATGTCCAAAAGGATATTGGAGTGCATTAATGCCAGAAGAAACAGAAGAATTATTAATTAAACAAATAGAAAAAAATGACTGAAAAATTAACCAAAGCACAAATTGTAGGTGAACTATTAGCAGAAGAACAAATTACTGCTGAAGAAGCTATAACTTTACTAAGTGAGAAGCCAACCACTGTAGTTTATAATATAGTAGCTCCATCTAAACAAGATATACCACTATATGGAAATATGTGGACTGCTAATACAACTCTAGACTGATGGCTATTTCATTTAAAGAAGAAGGACACTTATATGAAAGTATAGATGATGCTAACATTACTTGGCTTAGTGTAACATCATTTATAGGTAAGTTTAAACCTAAGTTTGATAGAGATGGTCAAGCTGTTAAGTCTTCAAAGAACAAAAGATCTAAGTGGTATGGTATGACCCCTAAAGAAATTATTGCTGCTTGGGATGGTGAAACAAATAGAGCAATTACTTTAGGTAATTTTTACCACAATCAAAGAGAAGCAGATATGTTAGACTTTAAAACCATAGAACGCCATGGTGTTGAAGTACCTATTGTTAAACCAATAGTAAATGAAACTGGTGTTAAGTTAGCACCTGTTCAGAAACTATCTGAAGGAGTGTATCCTGAGCATTTAGTATATTTAAAATCAATTGGGGTATGTGGACAAGCTGACGTAGTAGAAGTAGTAAATGGTTATATAAATATAAATGATTATAAAACTAATAAAGAAATAAAAGAAAAAGGATTTACTAATTGGGAAGGAATCACAAACAAGATGTTTAGGCCTGTAAACCATTTAGATGACTGTAATTTGAATCATTATAACCTACAGCTCAGTATTTATGCGTATATTATTAAAAAGCATAACCCTAAACTAAAGATTGGTAAACTTACTATACAACATGTTAAATTTAAACAAGTAGGTACTGATACAAATGGCTACCCAATTAATGAACATGTCAATGGTGAGCCAGTATTAGAAGATATAAAAATATATGAATTACCATATTTAAAGGATGAGGTTAACTCATTAGTGATGTGGTTAAAAGATAACTTAAATAAATAAATACTATGCCTAGAATTCCAATTTTTAAACCTGACTATAGAACCCTTACTAAATGTGAGATACTAGTTGATTATGATCCTGATACTGGATCACCAACTAAACTAACTTATAATAAACAAACACCAATATATATTGATGTTAATGAAATAGTTGGTGTATCAAGAAAGTTTGATCCATATGATAATGTTTATTTACCTGTGTGTACATTAATAATGAAAAATGCATTTAATGTAGATCAGTCAAGTTTTGGATTACATGTAGTAAACAGTTATAATTCTTTAGTTGCAATACTAAACGCTAGAGATTGTAATGATTTATGTACTGACGGCTGTGCTAATTGTCCATCTTAATAAAAGCTTATGATAGTAAAATTATTTGATATACAGAATAGTAAACTAATATTAACAGAACACTGTTATTCCCTTCCATTTTTAAAAGGTATTATGGATGAATACCCTGATACACATATGCAGATATATCAGTATTTATTTTATATGACTTGTCCTAATCCTGATTTAAATCCTTTTTTTAATTTACCAGAACATGAAAAGGAAGATATAATAATTGAAGAGATTGGTTTAGAAGAGTCACCAGAAGATCCAAAGATTAGGTATGGAATAGACATGTGTAAAAAAATGTATGAGACACCTACTTTTAGGGCTTATGTAGGTATTAAGGCTATGTTAGACAGACTTGCTAAGTATATGGAGGTAACACCCATAGAACATGGTAGAGATGGTAATATGAACTCTATGATTAATGCAGCTGCTAAGTTTGAAAATATCAGACAATCATATAAAGGAGCTTTTACTGATATGAGAAATGAACAAGAAAGCTCAGTACGTGGTGGTGCAGGTCTTGCTTATGACCAAATGTAAACAAAGTTTAATTATAAAAAACCAAATAAAAAGATGAGAAATCAAACAGTAGTACCAGTAGGAATGAAATTGTTAATTAAAGAAATAAAACCAGAGACTAAAACTGCATCAGGTTTATATTTACCTGAACAATTTTCCAAGCAAACTTTTCAAGGTACAGTTGTAGGAAGAGGAGATGAAGTAACGTCAATACAAATTGGTGATACAGTGCAATATGCAGATCATGCTATGCCAACACCAATGCAACATAATGGGGAAGAACACTTATTATTGCAATTAGGAGATGTCTATGCAATTATAAGATATGATGAGTAGAATTATTCCTATATATGATGGTAAATGGGGTACAAAAGAATTTCAAACTGATGCTGATTTTCAAGAATATCTAGAGCTTATTTTTAAAGAACCTGGTGAGTATAATTTTACCAAGATGGCTTTAAAATTTAATGAGCAAGCTAGAATATTTAATGATCAGGGTAATTATTGTAGTGCACCTTTTAGATCTAAAGATTTTAATGCATATTGGAATGATCAAAAAAATAAATGTAGAACAGGTGTAATCTACAAAGATGGCAATAAAGAATGGTACCTAACTAGGGACTATTATATGTGGCTTAATTTCCTTCCTATTTTTGATAAAGAAGAAAAGCGTTATGGTTTTGCAAAAGTAAGAGATGCTCAATATCACATGGCATTATATGAAATCATTGCAGAACTAAATAATCAACATGTTGCTATACTTAAAAAAAGACAGATAGCTTCATCATATTTTCATATGGGTAAAATTATAAACCAATACTGGTTTGAAGAAGGATCTATATGCAAAGTAGGAGCATCACTTAAAGATTATATAAATGATAAAGGTTCATGGAAATTTCTTGAAGAATATAAAACTTTTTTAAATGAGCATACTGCATGGTATAGACCAAGTAATCCAGAAAAGGTATTATTATGGCAACAACAGATTGAAGTAAAAATAAACAATAGAAAAACATCCAGAGGGCTCAAATCTAAAATACAAGGTGCTTCTTTTGAAAAGAATGCTACTACAG